GTAAAAGGAATTACTTCGTCAACGTATTTGCATCCAGCTAATTGGACATATCTTTCAAACGGGGTTTGGATTGGTTTATTTTTCTGATCTGGGCGGTCAACAGTTGGATCGGTCAACAGTCCGCAGATAAGATAATCACACAATGATTTAGCTTCTTGTAGCATAACAATATGACCAGCGTGAAGTAAATCAAACGCAGAACAGGTAAACCCGATACGCACTTCACTTGGCTCTTTGTTTAGCTCATCCGCAATTTTAGCAATGTTCACGAACATTTTTCACGCACTCCATAATATATTTTTTGTTGGGATGGTACTTATACACTCGTGTTATCTCAGCGACAACTAGTGACGAAAGCATATCTTTATTTATGAAATTAAACATAGAAAGATATTCAAAAGTAGGCACATAATAATCTTTGTGGTAATCGTTAATAATTAAACTTGCAATAAACTTAGCACAATCAATCGCAGTACATCCAAACACTCCACTAATAGGATCAATCATCGTTACACTCATATTAGTAAATAGCATGTTCTTGATGCCAAAATCACCATGTGCAAAGGTTTGTTTTAAATTATAGTCTTTAATTGCTTCAACATTAGATACAAGATGATCGCGACCAGATGCTTCAGCATGTACTCTAATGCGATTAACGTAGGATTGATACGATAGTTCTTGGAGTGGATCGATGTCCGCCATTGCTAATAAAGTTTCTTGAACTATTGCAAGACTCCTATGGAAATTTTCTTTAAAAAACGCTTTGTCGTTTTCAATATAGTCCATAGTAATAGTGTCACCAACAATTCTATGCAGAGCAGGAGTATTAATACCAATTGAACTTGCAAACCATTGACCTGTAGAATGTGCGTTTTCATCTTGTTTGTGGACTAACTTGCCATCGGTATAGATCTCGCCACCAGATAATCCGCCTTCAAGTGGGCGAATATCAACTTTCATAAAGTCTTCAGGTAAAATACCCTTATCATCAATATAGTAAGCTGCCAAGGGTTTGTCAAAGGATAAATCATGATATAACACATTGTTGTTTGCGAGCCATGTTTCCATATCTTTGCGATACTTAGTAGAAGCTGCTTCTCGTGTTTTGCAGGAAATAGATCCACGTGCTGTGAATATATCGATTTGCCATCCTTGGTTATATAGATTGTTAAGCTTATTAATCAGTGGCTCGTTGGGTGCGGCCTCGTTAAACTTGCGCCCTTTGTGCCACGCTAAGGTGTCATCAAAATCAACAACAATTCGTTTATAGTACATTAGAAAAAGCCTTCGAGTGACGCGACATCTTTGACTGGTTTAATTTCATTGTTTTTACCTGCTACAAGCGTCATAGGCTTTTTGTTCAATATAGATGTACCAGAGCTTACAATGATTTCGCCGTTTGCGCGCCGCGCGGCCGCGTCTGGAAAGAAATCAGAAATAGCTTCAATATAATTAATCTTATCACTTCTCTTGCCTTTTGTCAACACAAAATCTAAAAACTTTGGAGCAAGGACGTCAATATTGTTAAATTTGTTGATTAATTCTTGGCATGCTCGTGTACGTTCATTAAACTCGTTTGGCGATGCGGCTATGCGTTTCATTTCATCAGCTATGAACGCTTCTTCTCTGGCCTCTGCAATAATAGGTCCATCATATTCACCCCACAATTTGCCTTCAGGTGATTTTGCGTTTTCTGCAAAATGTCGTTGGATAATTGGCATAGATAATAGATACGACTCAATCATAGTATATTCCATACGATTACCATATTCTTCTGAATTTCTAAGACGGTATCCGCACCAAGAACCCATCGATTTACCAAGAGTTTCCATACCCCAATCATAAGCATATTTTTCATATGAATTTATTTTAGTATTAGTTTTGAGAGCTTCGGCGCGAGGAACTCTAATTTCACCCTTAACATTCACACTGTGGATACGAATTAAATTGCGATAAGCTGGGATATATGGTGCTGTGCACAAATCAAGCGGTTCAGTTACTGTTGCGCCCGAGATAGACCTTTCACACCCAATCAACGACAAGTCCCATTCGTCTATATCAACATGCGGTAGCAAGCGACATATCATCGCCGGATCTTTAATGCTTGACATTCTACCCATATAAACAATGTGCTTGCGGCGTTCTTCGGCCGAAGCCCTGAACTTGTCATATAACTGAGTATCAACCCAAATTGGATTTTCGTATAGGTTTGATTCCATACTCTTATCGATTGCAGTATACATTTGTTTTGAATGACCATTCAACGATTGAACTACACCAACATCAGCCATAGACATAATTTCACCACCCTGCGGAATCATATTAATATTACTCTTTGTAATTCCATGGTCATGTACAACAATAATTGGATCGTGTACTCGCGACATAAACTCACGGCACCGGTCGATATATTTTTCTTGCTTACGTGTTGGCACTGAATGCAATATTGCTATATCGCAGCTATTGACTTCTGCTAAAATATCTTTACAATCGTCTACGGTCCAGTTTTTCTCGCACTTTAATATGGGCCCGGTAAAGCTAAGATTCCTAGCGCGGTAAAATATCTGACCGCAATCAAAATCGATGTTAACGGTTTGGTGACCGTGTTCAGTCAGCCACTTTTCTAAAATAGTAGCTCCGCGAGTAACACCACAACCTTCAATTCCTTTACCAAAAATAAACGCTACTTTCATTATAAATTATTCTCCATATTAACACGCCACTCTTCATAATTATCTTCCAAGTTAACCCACTGTAAGTTTTGTGACGTTTTATTTTTATCCCACACGATCCACATATAAGCAATCATACCACCAATTTGGTCCTTCTTTTTAATAGGCTCAGCGACGTCAGCGCTAAATCTAACCCTGTCAGATAGGAATATTATATCATTAGGTGGATGTTTTGTAAACAGTTTATTTCGCTTTTTACCTTCTAAAAAAGTAAGCCTTAGAAACATAGCAACGTAGTCGTATTCTTTAATCCACTTTTCAGCGAGCTTGTGCGGTAAGTTTTTATGGTACGGCGGGTTTGTAACAACGCCTGTGGCTAAAGGATGTTTTGTCATATCTAAAGCGTCATATGGTGTATTTATAGCACACAATGGATCGTCATATTGATTCAAATCATATGATGCAACTTCATGTCCATTCCGCAGTAGCTCTGCTGATATATGGCCGCGGCCCGCGCAAGGTTCAATAATACTTGTAGGGACGCTGCCGTATTTACATAGCACATAAGTTGCTAAAGGCGGAGTCGGATAAAAATCGTTCGCCCGCCTATTTGGATCGTTTTTCTTTACACCAGTATAGATGTCTGTTAAGTTATTCGCCAAGAATCATTACCACAATACCAGCTTCTTTAAACATAGGGCTTGTGCGTGTAATCCATAAATCTTTCCAGTGAGCGTTTGAATTAACAAGATCGTTAATAACAACTCTACGTACGCCTGCTTGAATAATAAGCTTAGCGCATTCAGGACACACCGGTAAACCGTGAACATACATAGTTGCATCTTTTAGGCTAACACCAGCATATAGTGCATTCATTAAAGCATTCGTTTCAGCATGCACGATGCGCGGATACTTTTCTTCGCGATCGTTTAAACGTTCTTCAGTATCAGCAATACCCTTAGGAAACCCGTTATAACCAGTTGCAAGAATGCGTCGCTCGTCGTTAACAGCTACAGCGCCAATTTGGCTTGACGGATCTTTGCTCCACTTAGCAATCATTTTGCACATTTCCATGAAACGTTGATCCCATTTAAGTTGTCGCCCTACACAATTCTGATGGATCTGATCCCATTTGAGTTGCCGAGCGTCTTCCTCGCGGTGCATACGTTTCATAGTTTCGTCATACGGTTCTTGCCTATTCACAGCTTCGGAGCGAGGATAATCTTTTTCAAATACTGGAGAAAAAACAGCCGCTTTGGCCCATCCTCTTTCTCCTTCATACGTAGAACAGTTATTGAGTTTTTCTTGTACGTGAAACAAAACTTTATACAAATCCTGTTTGCAACCAAACGTAGTGTAGCCATCCATTCGAGGATCTGACTCACCGTACGCAATTTTATTAATTTCATTTTTAATTGTATCAAGCGACCAATCTTTAATCATCGGGTTTTCCTATCATGCGTTTTTCCATTGAGCTTTTAATGTCAAGCACTGCTTCTTTCTCAATTATATTAATGATGATATTTGTAACATCAATATCCTTTTGAATAAAAAACATTTTTCGCTGTAGTTTTTTTAGTTCTTCTGTATAAAACTCGAGTTCTTTTTCTTTACGAATTTTCTGCTCAAGAATATCAGTTATTTGAATAAGCTCAACCATTAAACTACTAAATCAAAGTGGCGAGAATATACGTGCAAATTCATCACAGACCAAATAAGATCACCTTTGGTAATAAGCTGGACAGGTTCTCCAAAAGTTGATGTTGTGTTGCGAATATTAGCTTCAGTGTTGTAATCTTGAACAAACTTGTCCATAAGATATTGGGCCCAGGCGTAATCGTTTTTATAGCCAAACACTACATCGTTCGAACGCATCTGCGATACCATATGCAATTTGCCATCGCGAATATAAACAGCCTGCGCGTTAGTGCAAATGAAATCAGACTTGCCGCCTTCATCAAACTCAACCCAGATAGATGGACGGTTATAA